AGAAGTAGTTGCAGAAACTCCAGTTAATGTAACATTTAAACCAGATGATCCCCAATTCTCTACACCCCAACCATCAGAACCCCATCCTGTATTTATTTCAGATGTAATTGTGGGAGTTCCAAGAGGTGTTGTTAGTTGTGAAGGTGCTGTTAGAGATTGTGTGATGGTATTAGATTGCCAAGAATTTTGTCCCCATGCTACTGAAGGACTATCTCCACCCCAAATTGATGCCATAAGGATTTCCTCCTTATGCTATACCAATAATAGCTGATCCTGCAGAAGCTGCTGGAAACTCTATTGTGAAAGTTCCGCTTGTAACGGTTTTATCTCCACCAAATGCAATGGCACAACATGCTGGATCTCCAGATGCTGAATCATTAAAAATTAAACATCCGTTAGCTGTGAATGAAGCAGAAGTCCAAGAGACATTAGCAAAATCACAAACAGCTGTATCTGATGATAAAACAGGTGTTACACTTGTAAGAGCTTTTCCTTTTGCAGAATAAGCAGAACCTGATGTGTTAGAAATTTCGTTACTTGAACTATATGCAGTTGTAGATTTATTTAAAGTTGCTGAACTTGTATATAAAGCTAGATTGAAAGTGTTTCCTGATGAAGCTGTAAAATTGTGTACTGCAGTTAAAATTTCTACTTTAAAACTATTACAAATTGCTGATGTTATTGCCATAAATTTTCTCCTAATTATTGAGGCGGTGACTCGATAGGTATTCTTACTGTACCATCGGTGTAATCGTCTCGTCTTCTTCTACCAATTTGCATTGCTGCAAACTTCTGTAGTTCTTGTTTATACTTTTGCTCATATAATGTCAACATATCTTGTGGACCTTTTAAAAAACTAAATGCTTCCACTAAACAAGCATATAATAACCCTTGAGGGAAATTAAGGCTTATATAGTTAGTTTGATTGCTGGACTCTAAAGTAGCTGGCATTGCATTTCCGTATATTTTAATAACATAATTAGCGTCTGGAGTAGGAGCCATTACAATAGATCCAGAAGTGGTATCGCTTAGTCCTGTTGCTCCTCCGAACATAGCATAATATTTAGGAAGTCCTGTTACATCAGCTCCTGATGCAGTAGATCCTTCAGGACCTGTTAATCTTCCTACATATTCTGATAAAAAAGTTTGATCTCGTCTTTCCAACCATTGACCTTGTTCGTTAGAATTAGCTGTAGAATTAAAAACTTGAACTCCTCTTATAAATACAAATCCTGCAGGAACTCTAACGGTATTAACATCTGTAGCAATCGTTCCTTCATATTCTTGTCTGTCTGAATCGATTGGAACATCATAAAATATTCTTTGTTGAGCGTTTAAAATTATATTTTCTAATACATCTGTAGTAAATACAGTATCATCTACTTCTGTATAGTTTCTAATTTGTGTTATTAATGTATTATAACTAATTCCTGACATAATTATGCTTCTATGGTTACCGGTCCAACGGACACTGGATAACCACCTCCTTCTATTCCACCTGTTGTAGCTGTATCAGTATTTATAACAAAATAAAACCAGTCTGTTGTAAAATCTGTATCTCTCGCACCTGCTACATATTTTCCTGTAACAATAGCATATCCTGCCGCTAAAGCAATTTTAGCTCCTGTAATTCCGTCCCAACTTTGTGGATTTGTATAAGCTCCTGCTGTTGTTGGTGTTCCTCTAAAACGATAAGTATCTCCATTCGTTAAGCCATGATTTGGTACATTAACATTTATATAAGCAGATCCTGAACCATAAGTTATAAAAGGATTAAAAGGCATTAACTGTGTAACTGCGGGAGCAGTTCTTGAAGGTCTTGCATGTTGTAAAGCTTGGGGATCAGCTCCTACTGGATGGGGTTCTAATTGAGGTTGTTTAACTTCAAATTCAGAAGTATGAACCCATGCACCAGTCCATTCTTGAACCATTTCTCTATAGGGAAATGCTACACCAGACCTGTCTGATATTGCAAGTGCTCTACTACCTTTTGAAAATCTAGCCATTATATATTCGGGTAATAAGTTTTAGGGGTTATATAAGTACTAGCTGCAGAACCATCTTCAGATAATGCTCTAGCAAATTCATCTTCGTATAATAATTTCATTTCTTGTGTTCTTTGTGGCGCAAACTTCATAGATAAGTAATAAGATAATCCTGAAATCATACAAGGTATAAATCGATAAGGGGTATCTGTTGCATTACTATAAGCTCCTGCATCTTGAATTCTTTTTACATAATAAACATTTATATAATTAGATGCTGCCGTTGAATTAGGTAAAGGATAAAGTGTAATAGTAACTTTATCAATAAATCGTTGAACCCAAAATTGTGAAGGAGTTCCAAGGGATGCTTTATTTGCTGTTGCAGCATAAGCGTCTCTTGCAACTTTAGTTAAACCAGTATCCGATTGAGAAGTTGTATTATAATTTTGTCTGTATGTAACATTTAAAATATCGGTAATACCATAAATATTTGCTACAGGAACCGTTGTTGCTTGTGGTGATGCGGCTGCCGCTGCAGCGCTATCAACTGAATTTCTATAAAAAGTATAGGTTCCAGCGCCTTCGTCAGTTGCATTTACGTTAGTTGAAGAACCAACTATTATATTAATATTAGTATTTCCTACTTCCCAAAAATGTATACCTCTATTACCCCATTCTTGAAAAAGAATATTTAATGATCTTCGAGCTGTTTTGAGTTGATGACCTGCAGTTCCTATTAAACCGATACGTTCATATGCATCTACAATAATTTCATCAATAGAAAAATCCTGGTCAAAACTATATGCTTCTGATGTAGTATTTGCCATTAGAATTCCTATCCATAATAAACAGTTACATGTGTTACTGCTACGTTCGTAACTTTCAAACTAGTGTTAGCTCTAATTCCTGTTCCTGGTAATTTTATGTTTCCAGTAACTGGTGATAAGTTACCTGTTACATTTGTAGCCGGTGTATTAACTATCCACATAGGTGTCGTATTATCGTTAACTGTTATTGTTCCAGCTGCAACATTCGTGGGTACAACCCATGAAAGTCCTAATATTCTCGCTGCTCCAGCATGAATTGTTGTAGTGGTAGCACTTGTAATATTAACTGTTTTTATATCCACTGGATATGACATATTTTTCTCCTTAAATTTTGTTGGAGCCCCGAAGGGCTCCATTAATTATTTATTAACCAACGTCAACGTTTTGAATATAAGTAACTGTTATCCAACCAACGCCTGTTCCAACGTTAGGATATGTTAAAAGTATTCGTCTATCTGTTGACCCAACGTCAGCCCATGCATCTACTCTAGCTTTGTTAGCTCCAGCTGTAATTTTAATGATACCTAAAGTACCACCAGCTATTGCACCCGCTGCTGTAAATGCAGTTGCATCTCCAACATAGCCTAAGCCAGCTGTAGTTGCTACACCATTCCAAACAACACTTACAAATAAATCTGCAGAAACCAATTGGCTGTTTGCAGGAATTATTATATTTGTTGTACTAGTTGTAGCTGTTTGATCAACAGCTTCAGTTTGTGACATTAACACAAAACCTGTGTTTTTTACGTCTGAACCTAAAGTAGTTCCGACAGTATTTGATATCGTGCCCGCTTTTATTGGACCCGAAAAAGTTGTATTTGACATGTTTTTCTCCTTTTCCTAGTTAATGTGAATGTAGTCTCTAGGTCGTCGACTATACGCGTCTACACCCAACATTTAAATTGTATAGTAAGAATTTTATAGCTTATTTTAAGTTGAATCGCAAGGATGTTATCCTTTATAGTTATATATCACTTCTCTGTCTTGAGCTGCTAGTACATAATCCACAGTCATAATGGATGCGTTTTGTACTGAGTTTATCATATCAAAAGCAATACCTAATCTAGTTGCTGCTGTAGCTGGGATAGAACTTGCTGTAGAACCAGAAGCGCCACGACCATGTACAAATGGTGGATAAAGTTGCTCTTCGTTAGTAATAGTTCCATAAAGTTCTCTGTTAACATAAAAATTAACTCTGTTTTTACTTAAATTGTTATTATTAAATACTTCAAAACCAACAGTTATATAAGTGTCTGCTGCTACTGTACCTAGAGCAGCATATTTTGGATAGTTTCCATCATTAATTGCATCTATATTTGCGTACGTAGAATTGTTGTCTGCTCTACAAACTCCTCTTAATAAAGTATCTCCAGCAGTTAGATTAAAACCAATACGTCCTTCTCCTGAACCAGCTACAGCATCTGTTGCAGCATTTCCCGAAGCATCAATTATTTGTGCTAAGCCTACAAATATTGCGGGTGCACCTGTAAAATTATTTAATTTAAATCTTGTTTCGAAATATGTTCTATAAGGGGTTACGTTTTCATCATTACTATTTTGTGGAACATTAAAAGTTAAATCACCCTGAGTAGTAATTGCATCTGTTGCTGCTGTATTAGCAGTTGATAAAGCTAGTGCACCTTGAAGTGCGTTTGCAGCGATTGCTACTGTTCCAGCATTACTACCTGTAATAGAAGTGTAGTCTTGTCCCATTTGAGCACCAGCTGTTACAGCTGTCCCAATAACATTACCATTATAAACTTGTTGACCAAAATCATCAAAGAAAATTCTTTGATCTGGATATGCTGCTACATTTAAATTTTCTAAAGAAGGTACTTGATTTGAAAATAAAACGGGTCCTGTAAAATGTGTTGCTTTAGATATTTTGTGATGTGCCATAAATTCTCCTAGTTTTTTAAAATTTATAGCTTAATTTTAAGTAGAGCGCAAGGGATTATGTGATTCGGAGACGTTTTCCGTATATAGCTTTTTAGACTAAGTAGCTACTGAAACTTGTGCCTTAGACTCTTCAATTTGGTTAACACGGTGAGCAAGTCTTGCTTCTTCTAACTTGATCTCAGTGACGATTTCTTTAATCTTATCGTCAATCTTTACCATGTCCAAAGTATATCGATTTGATTCGTTATACTCTTGTTCCCAATCTAACTCCAAGGACTTCTTTTGTTTGTATAGTTCTTGTGTCATTTATAACTTCCTCATAAGTTATCCATTTACCTTTTTTACTGGTAAATCCATCAGACTCAAACAATACCTCTTTTTTTCCCAGTTTGTCAAGGATTGATTTCTCGATACTTTCAGCATTATCTTCAGCCATAGCAATAAAGTCTGCATAATAGCCATGGTATCTGATTTGTATTCTGAAGTTTTTCATTGTGTATTTCTTACTTTATTTTTGAAATGAGGCGGTTTTAAGGCCGCCCCATTAATTTGTTTTAGGTTATGCACCCTCAACGCCGAAGATACCTCTATAGTCGGATACTCCAAATGAGTATCTTTCTCTAGCTTTGTATCTTACGTTACCAGTATCAAAGTCTCCTTCCATTGATG